CACTAGCAGCTTGCTTGTCCAGCATATCTAGCGCAAACTTGTTGTCCTGCCGCTTTTCCCAAATGCGGAGAGCACTCGTAGCCAAAGATCCAAAGAGGCCAAACAAACCTCCGGTTCCGGCATTGAAAAGGAGTTCGGTGATTACGCTCATGTTAAGTAACGTAGTTCACCTGAGCCACGCCACGCCAACGGGTGCCGCTGTCGTCCGTGATAAACACGAAAACATGGGTTTTGCCTGTGCTAAGCGTAGGAGCCGTGTCATTCGGCCACTTAACGGAAGCAGGCCAGCTAATCGTGCCTGACGTATTCTCGATCTCCACAATCATGCCATACGCGCCGCTGGGTACGTTGCTGAAGGTGAAGGTGGAGTTGCCGTTAATCGTCTTCGTGAAATAGTTGCCAGCCGAGCAATCGATATCCAGCAGGGAAATAGCCGTAACCGAACCCTTGTACTGCCCAGTAGCCTCAAGGCTCGTAAACTTGCCGGAATTGGCCGTAGACGAGCCAATAGGAAGGGGGCTGGCAAACACCTGAGCAGCCGTAGTTTTGCGCAGAGCCGTATCGGCTGAGCTATGGACTAGGATGGTGTCGGCAGAGGCAAGGACGGTCTTAGCCGTCTGGTCCGTAATGGCTCCCGGCAAAAGCACCGCATCATCAACGTGATCGTTGAGATTCGTCGAAGTAACTAGGTTCGACGGCGAGGTCGTCCCGTAGGTGGTGCCTTTTTGAATTTGAGCCATGGCCTAGTATATCAAGGCTTTGTGGGCCAAACTACATTATGCGGGAATCCTGCCTGCTGGGGAACGTCGCGAAGGTCATGCCGATAGGTAGTCCACGCCACCTTGCCGGGGCTGTCGAGAGGACTGTCGTTAAGCTGCGTCCAGTCGCTTTCAGTCAGTTTAGCGTTACGCTCGCGGCGGATCTGTTGAGCCTTTTGACGGTCAATCTCAGCCTTCTCTTCAGCCGTATACGAACGCCACAGCTTGGTCTCAATCACCTCATGCGGCATGATGGCGAATATGGAACCCTCAAACTTCTCCTGCACATCGCCTTCGCTAATACGCACAGGAAGCCAACCAAGCTCACGCAAGCTGTCATTGTCCAGCAAATCGAGGCCAGAGATATTGCGCCACGCTTTTGGTAGTGCGCGAGGGCCATCGGCAATGATGCCGTTCTCAACAAGACAGTAGTTCATGGGAATAGTTTAGGCTCTTAATCCGTTCAAAGGGGTGGGTCCAGTCGCCGTACTTCTGCTGGCGAAACAACCGCATGGAGTCGTAATAGGGCGTATGGTCGCCGGGTTCGGCATACAGATAATACCCCATAATTGGAATGACAACCCAAGTGGGGACACCCATTGATGCGGATAAGTGGCTTACTGATGTACAGCTACTGATTACGAGGTCGCAGGAACTTACGGCCTTGTGCGTATCATGCCACGTCTGAAGGGGCACGTCCTGCACCCAGCTAGGCTTGTGCTCTAGGTCGGCATCCCGTTGAAGGGAGATAAACTCAATGTCATCCCGCTTGACGGCATCAAAGAACAGGTGGGCCGGGAACAGCTTGTGGTGCTGGGCCTCAAAGGTCTTGTTGCCTGACCAGCGCAGACCTACCCGCAGCTTCTTGCCTTGGACGGTGAAGTCTTGGTGAATGTAGGAGTCTCCGCGAATCGTGTTTTTCCCGATGTTCAGATAGATCGGGGACGACATCCCAGCCATCCAGTAGTCGTGATAGACCCCGTACTCTGCCCCATGCTGCACTACGGCATCGGCTAGATCCGTAGACGCAATAAACGAAACAAGCTCCCCAGAGCAGCTAACAATGGGGCTGAAGCCTTTTGCGCGGAGTTCACAAGTGTAGCGCACCTGATGGAGTTGATCTCCCAAGCCGCCCTCTAGCTGAAGCAAGATAGTTTTGCCGCTGCTCCCATCCCACTCAGGCTGCGGAGTATTCGGCTGACTGTTGCCAAAAACCCCTACCTTGCGTCCACGATGCAGGAGCTTGTAGCCCTCTTGGATGTTGCCATCTCGCAGTTCATACCAGCCCCGGTTGTAGGCTGCGCGGTGGTCATTGGGGCGTTCCACCTTCAGCTTCTCGGCGATGCGCTTGCCCTCGTCAAAGTTGCCCATTGTGGACGCCGCAAGCTGTAGGTCGAGGTCGTCAATGGGTGCGATGGTGCGCGGCTTAGAAAGCCAGAACTCAGGCTGACAAAACTGACCGTAGTGGTAGCCAAGAACATCCTTGGCCGACTCATTGTGCTGCCGAGCCAGCTTGGGCTTGATGTCGTGCAGGCCAGCTACGCCATGCAGTCCCTCGTCGTCTTCCTTGACGGTAGAGCCGTCAATGCGCTCTAGGTCATACTCAAATGGATCGAGGCCGAGGAAGTCGTGGATGCGCTTAAGCTGGGTGCGCGGATCAGCGAGTAGGTCTTCGTACTCCACGAACAGGAAGCACTCCGGTCGAAGGGAATAGCCATCGTGCAGCGATTGATACGCTGCCTTGAGGTGCTTCACTAATCCGTCGTTGTTAACAAATTCATCCAAGTTGGATGGCTTGGCTACGCGGACAAACGAAGCCATGCAGTCTGGAACGCTGCGAACGGTTGCTACGATGCGAGGAGGTTGTCCAAGCACTTGTTCCATTGCTGACAGAACCTCTGGCATCGGCCACCCGCGTCCCTTGTCAATCACTACTGGCTTATCCGTTTCAAAGAACGAATCAATGACTGAGCGCATTGCCAATGCCAGTTTGGTGCGGCTCGGATCGTTCTTTCCAAGAAGCTCATGCTTGTGCCAGCCAATGGCTAGTGACTCAAGCGCAAGGCCAAGCCCAGAGGTCGTCGTGACATGAGCTTGCGGATTCTGGTTAAGAATCGCAGCTAACACCGTCGAGCCAGAACGAGGAAGACCAGAAAGGAAGTGAAGTTTCTTAGGCAAGTTGTTGCTCACTTAGCCTTTCTGACAGCTAACAACGTAAGGTAAAGACTTTTATCTTACTCGGAAATGCCAAATGCGTGGTTAAATCCAGTAGATATTCCCTTCCAGTTTGAAGATGCTCCAATTTGAACTGGCGAGGATCTGCCGCTTACGTCCCCCTGACCAAGCTGACCAACACTGTTGTATCCCCACGACCAGATAGTTTTATCTGTTTTAATCGCTATAGCAAAAGATGAAGCAGAAATGCTAGACCAATTTGTTAAGGCTCCAACTTGAACTGGTGATGAACGATGAGTGGTATTCCCAACGCCAAGTTGTCCTCCACCGTTATACCCCCAAGCCCATAGTGTTCCATTTGTTTTAATAGCAAAACAACTTCGCCTTCCGCAAGCAATAAAACTCCAATCTGTACTAGAGCCAACTTGTACTGGAGATGAACGGTTTGTTGTATCACCTAACCCAAGCTGCCCATTAGAATTGTACCCCCAAGTCCAAATGGTTCCATCAGTTTTAAGAGCCGCTGAAAAATCCCCACCGTAAGATAACTGATTCCAATTTGTAAGTGAACCAACTTGAGTCGGAGAAGAGCGAGTTGTGGTATCGCCAAGACCTAGTTGTCCTTTGTTGTTATACCCCCATGTCCAAAGCGTTCCATCTGTTTTTATAGCTCCACAATGCAACGACAAAGAACCCGAACCAGCCACCCCTAATTTTGACCAATTTGTTAATGCGCCAACTTGGGTTGGAGAGCTTTTGCTTGCATAAGCTCCAGCCTCACCAAGGCCAAGCTGACCATAAAATCCAAATCCCCAAGCCCATAGCGTTCCATTTGTCTTAATGGCAAGACAATTTTGGTACCCTCCACTTATTTTACTCCAATCCGTACTAGATCCAATTTGAACTGGAGAAGAACGATCTGTTGTATTTCCAATACCTAATTGTCCACTACTGTTTCCACCCCAAGACCAAATAGTACCATCTGTCTTAAGTGCTGCTGAAAAAGTTTGTCCACCATGTAAAGTTGACCAATCTGAAAGAGTGCCTACTTGTTTTGGGGACGAGTAATTTGTAGTATTACCAAGTCCAAGTTTACCCCTAGCTCCCTCTCCCCAAGAATATAGACCAGCAGAGCCTCCACTAGCCCCAGCCGCACCCATTGCAAGTTTAATTACGTTCGGGTCCATGATTAGTTAACGTAGTCTACTAGGGAAGCTCCGCGCCAGCGCGTGCCGCCGTCGTCGGTGACAAAGATGAAGATGTGGGTTTTGCCCGTGGTTAGGGTTGGTGCCGTGTCCTTGGGCCATTTCACAGAGGTCGGCCAAGTGATGGTGCCGGAAGTATGAGTGAGTTCAAGTGCAAACGCAAATGAACGGCTTGCAGGGGGATTACTGAACGTGAACGTCGAAGCCCCGTTGATGGTCTTGGTGAAGTAGTTGGCCGTTGAGCAGTCTACGTCCAAAGCGGCCATAGCCGTGATGTTGGATGCGTAGTTGCCAGACAGGTCAAACTTGCTTGCCGGGGACGTTTGCCCAACACCCATCCGTCCATTAGACTCGATGCGGAAGACTTCCGTACCACCTTCCGTAAAGGCCATACTATCAGCCGCAGGGAAGAAGATGCCCGTGTTGGTGTCTCCCGTCGTGGTGATGGCTGGGGCCGAAACGGTGCCAGCAGAGACGGTGGTAACACCCGTAGCCTCAAGGGTTGTAAACTTACCAGCCGCAGGAGCGGTGCCGCCAATTGCGGGGGGCGAGGCAAGGTAGGTGGAGAAACCCGTGCCGCTCACCGTACTTGAGGCAGAAAGCGTCGTAAACGCGCCGGAAGAGGCACTAGAAGCCCCAATGGACGTTCCGTTAACAGATCCGCCCGTAATGGCTACGCTGCTGGCGTCCTGAGACGAAATCGTGCCGAGCGTAGGAAGACCAGTAAGGTCCGAGTACTTGCCCGATGTAGCCACCGTAGCCAGTCCGCTAACTCGCGCTACAGGCACAGTACCCGTAGTGATGGTGCCGAGGGTAACGATGTTTGTGCTGCCGCCCCAAGTGGACAGCGCGGTGTTCTCTACGTTGCCAAGTCCAAGGTTGCTTCGCGCACCGCTATCCGTGCTGGCTCCCGTGCCGCCATTGGCAATGGCAACCTGTCCGGTGAGACCAACGGTAACAGAAGCATCGGCGTTGGTGATGGCAATGTTAGTGCCAGCCGTCAGCGTAGCGTTCTTCCAAAGCGAGTTGGTTTTGTCGTAAATAATCATAGAACCCGCATCAGGGGTTCCCGTGATTTGAACATCGTGGATCTCGTTCAGTTCGTAGCCGTTCTGGATGCGAACATAAAGCTGACCATTGCCGTTGTTGGCGCGTTCAATAATGCCAACAAACACCATGTGGTTGGGAGCGTATGGCTTTACGTTGGTAATACTGCCAGCAGTAGATCCAAGATAGACGGCATCACCATCCGAATAACTGCCAAGATTAAGGCCATCAACCACACCAACCAAAGTGATGGTTCCGGTGCCGCCAGCAGAAATGCTAGCATCGCTAACCACACCAACCGTCTTGGAAGAAGTGGCGTCGGAACTGTTGTTTGCGAGCTTAACCGACATACGGTTGCCCGTAGCGGCATAGGCATAAACCACCTGACCCTTGGTGATTGCTACCGACTCATCGTTGGTTACAACGGCAGTAAGGGTCTGCGCCACCAAGTTGTTGGTTGCAGCGAGAGTGATGGCTCCAGATGCGTTGGTAACGGTGATTCCCCTTCCAGCGGTAAGCGTGGACAGCGTATAGCCAGTACCATTGCCAATCAAAAGCTGGCCATTCGTGGGCGTAGTAGTCAGCCCCGTGCCGCCTTGATTAACGGCTACGGTGCCAGTAACTACTGTGGACACGGGAGTGTCCAACAACAGCGTTTTGAAAATGTCCATTATTAGAGGTAGTTAAGTTCCTGCGCCTCAATCACGGCATCGGTGGAGGCTTCGCGGATTGCACGGGCTTTAAGCACCATTGTGCGCGTCCAGTAGGCCGAGCTATTAGCCGGAAGCCGGAAGCCCTTAGAAGCCGTAGGATCGGTGGTTCCATCGAAGGTAACACGAATGTCTCCTCCGGTCACCTGTACCAGAACGTGCTCCGTATCCGTAGCCAGCGTCCAATCAAGGAAGGCTACAGCCGTCGAGCTAACCGTGCGCTGCTTGTGCGTCGTGCCATTCTGCGGAATAGCCTGCGACGGGGTATTGACGATGCGTGCGTTAGGCATGGTTTAAATCGAGAAAGGGGTTGCCTGTACAGCGGCATCGCTTGCTCCTGCGCGAATAAACTGCGCCAGACGGGCCGTTTCCTTGTTCCAGAAGAAAGGCTGAACACCCGCCTTGAACAGATGCCCATTGGACGCTGACGGCGTAGAGCCGTCGAACGTCACCAAGACATCCGCAGATTGGACATCAACCAAAATGTACTTGGTCTTGGATGAGGTCCAGTTGGCGTTAAGGCTAACGGGGGTCGTGCTTACGGTGATCCGCTGATCGGCTTCGCCAGTCGGCTGGGGATAGAGGTTGACTACAAGGGAGTTGTTCATGTTAGCGAGATTGACGGGAGGTGTAGGTAGAGATGCGGCGGAACAGGTTGTTCATATTACGCTGCTGGGCCACCTTGCTAAGCTCGGTGTCGAGATACATCTGGGCAACAGCCTCTTCAGCTAGTGCCTTGTCCGTCTGACCATCCATGCGGAGGAAATCAGCATAGGTAGCGTGCGCGGCGTAGTAGAACCACTCTTGGGGGATGGTAGCAGATGCCGTGGTATAAGGACCATCCCAGATGCCCTTATAGGTGACAAAGAAGCCGTCGAGTTCGGGGTAGTTGCCGACGATGTTAGCACCGTTCGTATCTACGAAGAAGTCATACTCCCAGCCGCCAACGCCCTGCACAGGGTTGCGGTCGTGCAGGCGCATGAAGATTTCGATGTCAGGCATCGTCACGGGGGTAAGCAGTCCCGTGCCCGTGTAGGTCTCGGTGCCCGTGCCAGAAGCCAGTTCGTAGGTGACGGTCTGCCCATCCACCGACGAAATCGCGTAGGTTCCGTTGGGGCTAACGCTACCCGACAAACCAGATACTGTGACATTTTGTCCCACTACTACATCAAAGTCCACACCACCCGTTACAAAGGTGACGGTGGTTCCGCTGCGCGTAGCAGAGGAAGCCATGCGGGTGCCGTTGGCAGAGTCGTAGCTGTACGGCACAATGCCGCTAGGGGCAGGGCGAGCATCCAGCCGCATATAGCGCGGCCAGACATCGCAGGAATCATAGGCTTGCCGCAGACGCCTGTTAGCCATCGCTAGAATCTTCGTGGATTCTGTAGGCGCAAATTCATCAACTCCCGAAAGGGACTTGATAAGCTCAAACAGGTCGGTGTAGGTGCGGTTGGTCATTACGCTTTATTGGGCGAAAGCTCTGGCATCTTCTTGTTGAAGTAGGACATAAACTCGCGGCTATGTACCGCAGGATAGCCATACTTCTTGATAAGCCGGAAGTACTCACGCGCAGGCATTACGCCTACGCATTTGCCCAAGCCGGGGATGGCCTTGTGGCCCTTAATCATTGAAGCCTGTGCTTGCGCTAGATTAACACGCTCCGCTTCCGTAGCCTTCTCAAATTCAAGGCTGCGGATGATTTCTTTGCGAAGCTCGTTATCGATTTCTTCCCGAGTAATTTCGGGCGTAGCTACTTTGATGTGCATAAAAAAGCCACCCCCAGTTAAGAGGGTGGCTTATTCTAACACAAGAAGTCTTTACGAGGTGGGGACTTCCATCTGACGCCAAGCCAGCACCCAGCTACCAGCCGTGAGGCTAGACACCGTGCCGTTGAACTCAACCAACAGGTCAACCGCCGACGCCGTGTTATTGGCGTAGCCGTTCACAACATTGGAGGTCGTCGCGCTACCCGAGTCGGTGCCAACGAAGGCATCGCCCGTGTTCCAGATGACTTGCGTCATCGCGTCAACGTCGCCAGCATCAATGAACTCGTCCGGATCAGCAGCCGTGACACCGAAGTCAATGGTCAGGTTGGACGCGCCAGCCGGATCAACGACCTGATAGAGAACAGCCGTATCAATAATGCCGCCGGGACCGAGCTTACCAGCCTTAAACTGGTTCGCCGCACCGATGGTGCTAAGGAACCCCGTGCGCTGGAGATCGATGTAGTCGAACGCAATCTTGTGCGTAAAACCCGCCGCCGCTTCGTTAATCGTAAGTTTAGCCATGTGAGTAGACTCCTAGTTGATGTTAGCTGAGCGTGGTGATCTTACCATGCGCACCGGGATGCTTCACCAGCATCGTCAGGGCACAGTCAACATAGCCGCGCTCGCCACCGCCGAGGTTCGGCAGGCGGGTGCTACCAAGCGGAATGAGTTCCGCAACACCGTAGAACTCAGGATTGACGAGGTAACCCGTGTCCTTGTTCGTGGTGTCCGGAGCGCAGTCCGGGTTCATGTTGACGATGGACACGATGCCGTGGTCGGACTCATAGAGTTCAACCGACAGCTTGATCGAAGCCTCGCCGCCCTCGTAAGCCACACGGCGCACGGAGTAGTCCGAGCTACCGGAGGTACGAGCGAAGTCGCTGATGACGCGACGGAGGGCCGTGTCAGCAACCAACGTCAGACCGTTCGACGTACCCGTAACACGGTAGATCGAGGTAATGAGGTTGTTGAACACCGTCTCGTTGAACGTGCCAGAACCATGGATGGAGCCAGCCGGGGTGCGGTAGGTGGACGGAACATCCGCCGGACCAGCCGAGTCAATCCAGTCACCGAGGCCGCGCAGGCCGTAGGGCGTGCCAGCACCGTCTTCGACCGTGCGGTCGTTGTTGGAGCACAGGGTGGCCTCGATGTCGCGCTTGATCTCGCGGACAGCCTTGGCCTCGGCCTGAGCGATCTTGGCCGGACCAACGCTATCAACAGCGTTCTGGAGGTCCGACACCATGAAGTCGCGACGGAACTTCTGGATGTAGTTACCCAGACGAGCGCGGTTGGCGAACTTGTCCGTGAAGACGGTGACATCGCTACCCTCGGCAACGCCCGTAGTCACGGGAGCCGAGAGGCTGTCAACGGTCCACTCCACGAAGGTAGCGGACGCCTTGGACTTAGCAGCAGACGAGAGAACCGGAGTCTCCTCAGGAGCGAGGATCGTCAGGACATCGAGAAGGTCTTCGCGGTTGGAAACAGCGGAACCCGGATTGGTCGTATCGTAGGTATTAGAAAAAGCCATTGTAGTAGTAGGTTACTTGCGTTTAGAGAGTTGTGCTGCACGAAGGGCGATGAAGTCACTTACGCTACCTGAGTCTGCCAATCGCTTAGACACTTCCTTCACGTTGCGTTCACCAGCAGATGGCGTCCGATCACCCGCAGCCGCAGCAGCGGAGGGGGAACCGGGAGGCGTCAACTTTGGCGACGGCTTGTTGTCCATCGGAATCAACTTTCGGCCATACATCGAGTTGGCAGCATGGGCCAAGATGTAGGGCAGTTGAGGAGCGACATCCGGCAATGCTTCTTCCATGCCCTTGAGGCGCGGATCGTTAAGCATTGCAAAGAACTGGCGTTTAATGTCATTGTCCTCTTGGGTGGCAAGCCACTCAAGCTCTTTGACCGCCTGTTGCTCAAAAGCAGAACGAAGACCCTTGCGCTGGATACCAGCTTCGATCTCCTTTTTCTGCGCTGGGAGAAACTTGTCGCGAGCCTTTCGGGCGTTGCGAAGCGTCTCCTTTACCTGAGCCTTAGTCAGTTCGCGCCCATCCACCGTAGCGGCAATATCTTCAAAGCCGAGGTGTTCAGCGCGATCCAGAATATCCTCTGCCCACTCAACAACATCAGTTACCTCTTGGGCTTTCTTCCCAAGATCCTCCATAGAGGAGATGTTGGCGTAGGGGTTATTCTCGACCTTCGGCTCAAGGGGCTTGTTGTTCTGCTGTTGGGCCATGTAGGCTTCCAACTGCGCTGCTTTTTCCTCGGCTAGCTTTCGCTTGGCTGTAAGTTCCGCAATGCGCTTGAGCAGGCCAGACTTGCCTTTCTGAGCGAGTTCTTGGATTTCCTCATCGGAGAGTTCCGAGAGTTCAACTTGTGAAGGAACGTCCTTGCTAGTCGGAGTCGGTTGAGCCTGAGCTTGGTCGTTGCTCGCCTGCTCTTGCTGTTCCTCCTCCGCTGGCGCGGATTGGCTGGTGGGCTGTTCGGCTGTGCGGCTGGCGGGATTCAAAGCCCCGTCAGGCTTAGCCTTCAACTCACCTAGACGGCGAACTGCGTATTGGCTCGCTGTCATGTTAGACTTTTCTGACACCACCGCTTGTTTAGCGTCCCCGGCGACGGACGTAGCTTCATCGGACATTGTTGGTTTTCCGCGTTTTAACGCCTCGCGTTGGCGATAGTGGGAATATACCATGCTTTACGAAAGACCCACTAAGGAGCTAACAGAGAAAATTGCAGGCCATGTCGAATAGGCTTGACACGACCAAAAAATCCCCCTCACACTCCCCCTTTCTTTTAGGGGTTTCTTTTATTTCACGTTTTATTTATCCAGATTGTACGTTTTATCTATTCAGATAATGAAATTACCCTCTACGAGAAACGATACGATGGTATCCACCCATCTGGAGGATGTCGTCGCATTGGAGGATTCGACCGCTAATCTGTTGGATGCGGTCGGAGGATACGTCGTGAAGCTGCTGAATCAGCGATTCGCGCAAGGCGTAGATTCCATCAAGGAATTCAACGTATGCGTCGATGTGAACTAGGCTATCGAGGTTGTCTTGCTTTTGCATTAGTAGCTAGGAGTCTGCTGCATGGCCTGCGTATTGGTCTCGCCCATCGCGGCAGGAGCCGTACCGATGCGACCAATCTGGGCATTCTGAGCCTGCGTCATCTGGAACTGATACTGCTGGCTGTACTTCTGGAGACGGGTCTGGAACGGCTGATCGTTTTGCAAACGCTGGTTAACGTCAGGCTGCTGGATGTAAGACTGAATCACTTGCAGCGCGATTTGCGCACCGTTCGGGCGTGCGCCAACCTCGATGCCTGCATAGATCTTGGACAGGTCATCCGTAACTTGCTTCGTGATTTGGTCTGCCGCTTGCCCAGCAGGACGTAGAATGGAGTCAGCAACAACCGGATTGATGGCGGCTGCGGCCAATTCGAGAAGCATATCCACGTCCATGCGCCCATTCCGGTCCAACTGAAGTAGCGTAGAAAACTGAGCAATTTGCGCTTCGACATTATCGGGATCGGTTTGCATCACATCGTAATTGATGATGATGTCAAAGTTTTCATTCGGGTCGCCCTTGTTAAAACGCTGTGGATCAGAGACACCCGTAACACGGAAAAACACCTGATCGGGACCAAACCGCTGGAAGCACTTGTAGGCTAGGCGCAGCACGTCGCGGACGTGCGTAAGGAACTTGTCTACGAAGTACTGCTGCTGCACGCCAGACAGCGGATTGTTGACATCGAGGCCAAGGATCTTGTCGGCCTGCTCAAGCTGCGTGCGCTCCATCTCTACGCTGCCGGGATTGTACGGAGGCGTAGGACCAAACTGGAACTCGCCAGCGCGGCGGTAAGGGATATAGCGTCCCGGTCCCCAATCAGACGGAGCGTTACCCACCGGATGCATAATCGGCGGCATCGTCGCCAAGCTATTACGGTCGGTGCGACTATCGCGCTCAGTCTTCACTTGCCATTGAATGCCCTTCAGCATTTCCGGCACAGACTGAATATCGTAGAGACGCTTGTTGTCCTCGGACAACTTGGTAACGACAAACGGATAGTCCTCGTATCCGTTCATCAGTTCAAACTTTGCGTGATCTGGAACTTCCTGCTTGCCAAACACCTCGCGATGGAACACCGTGCAGTAGATCCCCTCCGAGTTGTCCTCTTCGTCAATCAGTCGCTGATAGCCATAGATGACCTCATACAACTCCGACGCATCGTACGTCACGGTGGTGTAAGTGAACTGATTACGCCGTTCAAGTCGGAGGGGGTCTCCCGCCTCTTTGCAGTTCTCGATAACGTACTCCACCCAATCCTTGTCCCAGCCTTCGCTGCTAATCTTGTTCCGCAATTCCTGCGCGGTCATTAGCACACGCCAGAAGCAATACGGGGCACGCTGGGGATCGGTGGCATAGGCAGGGAACAGAACATCGCCATCCGGCGCAACGGCCTGCACCCAAGGGCGATCAACGCTGCGGCGAACCACCGGGAACTCGGCGCGGCCAGTCTTGCGTAGGTCATTAAGGATACGTTTGGCCTTCTTCTCGGGGATGCCGTTAAACTGGGCTTGAAGCAGCGCAACCATCTGCGAGTCATTCTGCTTTTCCAGAATCATCTTCACGACGTCTGGGCTAATAGCCATCAACTGATCGAGCGTCAGCGTCTGCTTAAACGTGCGGTCTTCGCGCTGCCAGCCAACGTAGGTGACAACAAGCCCACGCTCCAACAAGTAGTTGGCTCCAAGCTCCATCTGCCGCTTAAAGCCGGGGATGTACGAAGCCACCATCCACTTGAGGAACGCACTCACCGTACGAGCGCGGCCAAGGTCGCCAGTTTCTACGGGGTAGGCGCGGATGTTGGCGCGAGCCATAGCCGACATGAACAGAGCGATGTAGCGGTTGACACGCTCGTTGATGACATGGGCCTCGTTGTCCGCAGCACCGTCCCACGGGAACGCATCCGGCCCATGCTTACGAAGATCGTCCGACTTCCCCGGCCAGATGTTGCGGCGATAGTCATAGCTGTCGCGGCATTGGTCGAAGTAGAACTCTAGGTCATTCGCCGTGCGGTCGAACGCATCGACAAGTGCTTTGACGTTCGGGGTATTCTGAACGTAGGTCAGGGCTTCAGCGTTATCTTCGTTGGTCATTTCAGAATAGTTCGGAGGTGAGTTACAATCCGCTTAGCCGCATTACGGTCGAGTCCGGTTTTGTCGGAGAGAGCAGTTGGTTCGATGGGTTGATACTTGGCGTGTAGAGTGCGATGCAATATCTCAAACCCAAGCAGACGGTCCACTTGCTCATTCAGCCACTCGCGATTAGATGTTGGGTCATCCTCGGAGTTCTGCATGACGGTAAGTAGTTGATCCGCTTGCGTCTGTGATTGCATCAATGACGATGCGCTTGCCGATAAGTTTACCACGGTATTTGCGCCCGATCTTCACCGGGATTTTCCCGTCCTTATGCTCCAGCTTTACCATCACCCAGTCGGGGTTCTTGGCAGGATGCAGCACCACGCCGTTCAGCTTGTCCGGTACGGCCAGCGGGATCTCTAGCGCAAGCTCCACCTCAGCCACACCCTCGGGGGTAAAGTAGGTGTTCTTGCCATAGCCCGTGTAGTGCTGGCCCTTAGTGAGCTTGCTGTTCTTGATAGCCAGCAAATCGTTGACGGTCTTGCCCAGCTTGTCAGCCAGAGCGATGATGGGTGTATTGATCGGTTCCATTAGTAGCCTCCTGTAGTTCTGCGAGTCTTGTTAAACGCCTTGTCGTCAACGTAGCGGATGCCGTCAATCGCGGCATACCGCAGTACGTCGATAGGATCTTTGTGCGCCTCATCCGGCCCACCATCCGCCGTGTACTCCTGTAGTGCGGCGATGATGTTCTGGCAGCGGTCAGAAACGTAGAAATGAGGACGATTGACGCTATCCATCGGAGCCTTGCGGTTGTAAGCCATCTTGGTCTGCAACGCCTGTAGGCCATCCTCAATGTCCAAGCCGGGAGCAGGGATGAACGTCAGCCCCGCATCAGCCAAATCCTCTATGATGGACGAAGCTCCGTTCTGCGTCTGGTACTTGGCCGCACCTAGCCGAGGGTCAATCAGCCGCTCAAAGATGGTTTCACCCTCTTCCATATTGCCGATAAGCTCTACATAGTCCTTGATGCCATAGCCCAAGCCCTTGGACCCCTCGCCCCCAATCCACTTACCCCCATGCCATTTAGCCCAATCTCCCACGTTTACATCGGGCCATTCTCTATAGACCCAAAACGTTCCGGCTTCATCAACGCCGATCCAAGCCATGAACCAGTTCTTTCGTCCTGCGGGATCGAGGATCATGTAGCGCGTGAGTCCCTTGGTGGGGATGGACTCATGCTTAACGACATTAACCTCTATCGAGAAGTTGGGGAACTGCGTACTCTTGCTCTTCGTCGGAACACCGTAGGCACGGCATAGGATCTCGTCCTCAGGACGGTTCTTCAAATCCTCGGCAATACGCTCGTACCCGCCGAAGGGATTGTCGCGGGAATGGAAGTAGATGATGCCAGCATTCCGGTTCTTGCTCTCTTGCAGAAACGGCACCTTTCGGTGGTTCAGTAGCTCGGCCTCCTTGTACACCAGCGTCTTGGCACCCTCCAGATAGTCGCGCACTACCTCCGTATACCCATCAATAGGGGTAAACGTCACAATCATCTTGGCGTTGCGGGTAGCCAGACGGAACCGCAGCGTAGCCAGAAGCTCGGGGCCAATCAGGTACTCGTCGCACCATGTACCAATATTGAGCCACTTGGCCTTCCTACTGCCCAACTCCGCACCCTCAAGGATGGTGTCGTTGTTCAGGTATTGGGCGTAGGTTTTGAAGATGATGTGGCTCTTGCTCCCCGGCAGGATGAGGCTCGACTTGCTAAAGCCATTCTTTCGCGTGTAGGAGACATTCTCCTCAGTACCAAGAGTTTTGCGCTTAAGCTCCTCGGGAAGCGCATCGTAGATCGCGGACTGCTGCTGTCTGATGGAAACGTCAGCATTTTGGGCGAAGCACATTATAACGGACCCCTCGTTCTCAATCGCTGCCTTCACCACCGCATGAGCAGCCCAACTCGTTTTGGACGAACGATTTCCGCCGCTAACAAGAATCTCATTCTTCTTAGCCAGTAGTTCCTCCGCCTCCATCCAATTGGCTAGCTTAAAGCCATACCGATAGGGATCACGCTCAGCGTTCTCAATGGCCTCATGGAATAGCTCCCACAGTTGGACCAACTGCTTGGGGTCCATCCGCGCCATCTCCTCAATCGTAGGAGGCGTCAGTATTGGGTGCTGCTTCCAGACTAGGGACATATACCACCTTAATCCTCACTTCGGGACTCCACCACGCTATTGTCCCCTCCTTCGTCATCGTCGCTGTCCACTTCAACGACGGACTCCACTCGCTGAACAGGGGTCGTGAGTACTGCAATGGTGTCATTCCGTAAAGCTGCCCTAGCCTCCTCAATAGCCTTCATAGCGTCAGCAAGCGACGGCTTCCCCGTCCTATGCTCCACCACCACCTTCTGCTCTCCAAGAGCCTGCAAGCCCTTGTCCACACTAATGCCATAGCTTAGCGTTAAGTCTTTAAGCGGCGTCTTCATCAACGCCTCATCATCCTCCATCAACATCTCCGTCTTCTTTGCCACCAACGCCCTCATCCTCTCCGCCATCTCAAAGCCGTCTAACGCAAGCTCCTTGCGCCTCACCTCCAAAGCCCGCTCATGCCGCGCCCTCAAAGCCGATAGTGCCACAAACCCTATACCCGTCTCCTCCATCACCTTCGCATACGTCTCCCCATTAGCCAGCATATCCAAGGCTAACGCTGCCTCCTTAGGCTTACGCTTCTCTATGTAACGGTGGTTAAGGTTGGCTTGCGCCTCCCCTACACTCTCCACAATTGCTTTGGACTTCCTCCCCATGCAAACGTTCTACAGGTGGCATTAGGTAGTGGTCAAGACCTATTTGCAAATTTTTTTAAGGTGGCAATCGGACCTATCAATATGCGACAGCGTGGCCAAGCGTTGCTCCCCTCCCCCCCCTATACGCGCACGCATACGCGCACGCGCAGGCGCACGCACGCGCATGACACGCGCACACGGGCGCATAACGCACGCACGCACGCGCACGCGTTTGTAACAGACGCACGCGAGGGTGGGGTAAAGGATTCGGGAGCATGGTTGACGCATGGTCTGGCATGGTTGGAGCGTTGGCTTGCCTATGGTTGGCGTGGAGTGTTCCACGTGGAACAATTGCCCTTCCTTCCTGCTTAGATGACCTCTTGGTGACTCTATGGGATTGCGCTCCTTTGGTGGCGCGGGTTTGGCTTGTGTTTAACGTTTACCGTGAGGTTGTTTCAGTGGCGCGGATTGCTTGGTTTTGCGTAGTCTCTCCCTCACTACATGAAGAATTCTTCAGAGGTAAAAAGACGATTTCTGAAGATTTTGATCGTCACGCGCTTTCGCGTATGCATAGTCGGTGATGTCGGAGGCAACTCCGGTGTTCTTTCAGAGTCGAAGGCGTGCCACAGGGCGCGACGGTTGGGGTAACGACATAAGAGCCGAGAGTGTCCCTTGATGGGCGCGACGGAGTCGGAACCTGATCGGCTAGGCGAGCCGAGGGAGTAGGGTGAAATTGAACCAGTCCTGATGACGCTACGCTAGCCCAAGCGGCCATTGTGGCCGAGTCGATTAGCTTACGGGTGGTGCATCGTATGGCTACCTGATCGACTGGAGAGACGCGAATCTCTCCGACCCGAAAGGAAAGCGCGGAGTGAGTTGACCAAGCAACCCGCTCCGAATGAAACCACTTGGACAAATTCAAACCGTTAACAATTAACCCCGGCATGGCTGTTCCCCGTCAAAAGAACGTAGCCGGGTTCCCTTGCAAGTCAGTAGCCTTATCGTGGCGCAAGGGTTAAACGCCAAACCTTGGCGGCTAATAACTGGCAAAACCATAGAAAGGATAGACAGATGCAACTCGTACTCAAAAAGGAAGACATCGTTTGGCGCGTCAATAACGGCAATTCGTTCACCCGTGACGAGATCACGGTCTATCGTGATCAAATCAAAGCCGCTCGTGCAGAGAAGAAAACCAAGCTGGCAGCTTTGGAAGCTCCTCAGGTTTGCGGTCTTGTGACAGAGATTCTGAACCGTGGCGGCTTCGTTGGAGACATGAAAATCGTTGAAAACAAGCGCGTCCGTAGCACTTGGATCAAGCTTAGCGAAACTAAGACGCTCAGTTTGGCGGAACGCTATCGCGCCAACGCCGAAAAGTGGCTCAAGAAAGCGCAGGAAGCTGAGATGACCGTCAACGTCGCCTAACCATGATCGCCGACACTCCAGAGAAGATTGCAGCCTACCAATTGCTAGTGCTCAAATCCATGCTCAAGCTCGAAAGTTTGGGCATGAAGCACTCAATGGGATCGGTTGCGCCGACCGTGCGTCAGTTTATCGGCAGCAAGACACGCAACAAGAAAGCGTTGCTTGCTGAGTATGTCAACTTCCTCAAAAGCGAAGGCTTGTTAGAGTCATGAACCTTACTGCCCTATTCCTCGCCATTGTCGCCGTCGAATCCGGCGGCAATGTCAACGCAATCGGTGATAACGGCAAAGCCGTAGGCCCAGCGCAAATCTGGGAAATCACCGTCAAGGATGTCAACCGCATCGCCGGAACGCGCTACACGCTAAACGATAGGCGCGACCTAACCAAGTCTGCTGAGATGTTCCGAATCTATACGGACCACTATGGCAAAAGGTACGGTTGGCCTGTGACAGACGAGGTTAGGGCAAAAGTGTGGAACGGTGGACCTAATGGTCCCAAGAAGTCCGCAACATCAACTTATTGGCGGAAAGTCTCTGCCAAGCTCAAACGATAGGATAAACCCATGAACACAGATACACAGACACAGAACACCGAGCGTCAAACTTTGGCGGCTCGTATCATCAATGCACTCGCTGACGAGATTCTGCTACGGATCGATAGTCGCACCAACGGAGCACTTATCGGCCTAAGCGATCGCATCGCCAAACTTGAGGCTGAAGTGAGCAAAAGCCCCGGTTTCGATCACTTGGATAACTTCGTGACGCTGGTTGAGTATCGTGCGTTGCGTTCCACAGTCGAAGAAATCGACGGCAAGATTGAGGATATGGAGTACAAGATTCACGATCTTGAGGACGACAAGGTTAACTCAGACGACCTTGAGGACGCGATCCGTAACGCCGTTGAGGTTGCGCAATCTCGTCAGGATGCTGAGTCCATTGTCCGCGAGGGTCTCAAGGCAATCATCGATGGAAAGATCTAACATGAATACTTACGTTGTACTAATGCCGTCTGCAATCTCTGATCGGCTTTGCCTGTTAGGTGAAGGCCCAACTGCTGACGCTGCAATGTCTGACGCCTATGGCCCAAAGCCTTGGCCCAAGTCTAGCAAGCGAGCTATCGTTCGCCTCGTCACAGAGGAAGAACTTGACGACTTTAAAACCGCACGCGCAAACGCCTAAACATTCTAGCCATGAGAAACATACACGAAATCGCTAGTGAGATTGAACAGAAGTGGACGCCCAAAGTTCATCCTTGGGCGCGGCCATATCTCGACGCTATGTCAACGCTCGAAAGCGTTAATGACAGGTATGGATTCGATGATGCTAGCACCATTATCTACTATTTCCTCAGTAATGCCACAATGTGGCGCGGTGAGGATGCTCGTAGGATCAAGAAAGAACTGAAAGACATCATCAATGAAACTCCTATCAGTAGGGTCAGATAGTAAGACTACCAAAGGCGAGAGTTTTGGCTGGCGCACAGCCATCCTCTACCTTGCTCCTCACAAAGTTGCCCAGCGTGGCAACGTTTGTCCTCACGCATCACAAGGCTGTATCTCGTCGTGCCTTTACACAGCAGGACGTGGCGCATTCAGCAACGTGCAGCGTTCACGCATTAGCAAAACTCAATACTTCTTCGACCATCAAAAGGAGTTTAGGGAGCAGCTTGTTGATGAAATCAAAGCCTTTGCATCCTCATGCCAGAAGATTGGAATTGGGGCTTGTGTGCGGCTTAATGGCACGTCTGACATCCCTTGGGAGCTATTCGGTATCCCGCAACTTTTCATGGGTGACGTAGCCTTCTATGACTACACCAAGAACCCCCGTCGTGCTATCAGGTATGCGAGGCGAGAGATGCCGTCAAACTACCACCTAACGTTCAGTCGATCAGAGTGTAACGAGATTGATGCTCTCAAGGTTCTGGTTGCTGGCGGCAATGTTGCAGCCGTGTTCTCTGGTGATCTGCCTGACACTTGGTACGGCTACAACGTGGTTGATGGTGACCTTTCAGACTTGCGATTCCTCGATCCTCGCGGCTGTGTCGTCGGCCTCAAAGCCAAGGGCGCAGCCAAGCGAGACACCTCAGGCTTTGTCATCCCCGTATAACTATGAGCTACTCATCAATCTCATCTTGCGTGCGCTTCGCAGAGCGTATGCACGAACGCATCGAGAAGATGCAGCAAGAAGAGGCTAAGCTGACAGCGTCAGCGGACAAGCGGACCCGTGCGCCGATCCTTACCAAGACCCGTCGAAGCTCAGGCTTTGGCAAGGGTATGGTGCGGCGAGACAAGTGGAAGCCGGGGATGCCGCGCATCACGCAAGAAGCGTGTGCTGTGGTCCATGAATACGCCCTAGCTCGCGCCGCAACCGAGGGCTACGTCGGACGCAAGAGCTACTCCGCACGCGCTGGCATCAGCACCGCGACCCTCAACCGTTGCGCGAATGAAATACTTTCGGGCGAGATTTATCTTGACCCTGTGGATGGAGTCTGGAAAGTGAAAAACGTTCAGAGCTAACAGGGAAAGGCCGCCGTCCTATCGGACAAGCCCACGGGTGCAAGTGGCTCCCATGCGGGAGCTTAGGTGGTTGTCCTGTTAACCAACAAAGAAAGAAACATGCTAAAGAATACATCGCGAGAGCAAGACGCACTAATCAACCGCGCCAGCCAAAGCGTCGATTACGTCGTCAGCAACCTGATTGATACCATCCAAAGCCTCGACGAACGACTCTCCGAGTCGATAGTTGAGAATGAAACGCTGCGAGCCACCATCGAGTCGCTTCAACAGCGTATCGAAGAACTGGAGGTCAAGCAATGAGCACACCAAACGACGGCGGTCCGGCGTTTCCGATAGTGCCGTATCATCATGGTTTGATGATCCGCGACTACTTCGCAGCGGCTGCGCTGCAGGGGATCCTTGCAGGATCAGAGCTTGTAATAAAGCCTGAGGTAATCGCCGAGTGGGCATACTCGCAGGCCGACGCCATGCTTGCCGAGCGGTCTAAGCGAAATGGAGGTGCGGCATGAGCATCCACATCGAAGAGGCTCGCTCAATTGTGTGCGAACTTACGGCCATGGCCCTCAGCAGAGAGCGTCCAATGTCGGAAGAGTGGTACGAGGAGGTGATGCTTCGCCGCCGCGAACTGCTCGCCTTCATCGACCATCAGCACGAGTTGCTGCACGGTCGCCGTGACCCTCTCCTTGACGATCCACACCCATGATGACCGGACTCTGGATCAGCAGTCAACTGCTTGCCAAGGACATCAGCCATGCCGAGCGCATGGTGCTGGCGTTCATCGCAGGCTTTCCCGACGGCTATTTCGGTAGCGACAAGTACATTGCAGACTGTTTGCATATGAACCAACGCACCGTCGAGCGCGTCGTCTCCTCCCTGTACAAGTCTAATCTCCTTGTCCGCAGGGGTAATAAGCGTTTCTGCGTATCGTAACTACGCAATAACGCGAGCATATGGTATAGAGATGATAGTAATACAAAGTAATAAGTAGTTCTAGTCTTTGTCAGCATACATAACGCACATGAATAACATCCTGTCAGTACAGCCGGGGGAATACATCAAAGGTGGAGTCACCGCTGATGTCGTGAACGCTAAGGCGATCACTACGAAGTCGGGTAAGACCATCTTCAAAGCAACCCTCCGTGACGGTCAGCACACGGTCGAAGCCACTTCGTTTGGCAAGACCTTTGAGCATATCAACGGACGTCGGGCCACCTTTAGTGGCCCCGGCATGAAACGTGGAGACGACTACAACGGCAAAGCCTGTGTAGTCTTTGGGGATAAGGTGGTTTTTAAAGCCGTTGAGGGTGATATTCCTACCGAGATTGCCCCAGAAGCCACAAAACCCCGTAAAATCGATTCTATGCCCACTCCTGTGCCCTCTAGGGTAGAGGGGGTGACCGTAGGAATGGCGATCAACAAAGCCGTTGATGCTTTGATTGCTGAGGGAACTGGCACCTCAACCAGTCTAGTTACAGAAGCCAATGTTTGGCGATTGGCATCGGACCTGATCCGTGTTGCTCAACGTCTTCAAGCTGGGGAGTTGCACGTCGCTGAAGAGCCAACCAGCGAGGAGGCTCCGTTCTAATGAATGACGATGACGCTTATCTCTGGGGCATGGCAGTTGCGGCGGTAGCAGGACTTGTTGTCGTCGGCATTGCTCTACTAATCATAGACTTATCACGCTAATGCACGCCTATACCTTGGCAGGAGAACCCCGCCACTACCAAGAGACCAAGAAGGGGGCGAAGAACCCGACCCGTCCGACCACCATCAAGGACATCAAGGAGCAGAAGCTGTTGCCTAGTGTAACCGACATCTGCAAGATGCTGTCTGCTCCGGGGTTGGAGGAGTACAAGATCGGTCAGGTGATTCAGGCCTGTTTCGAGGACACGCCTTCAGCCGGGGAGGATATGCTTCAGTACAAACGGCGCATCCAAGAAAAGGCCGGGGCTGATGCGGCTGGTGCTGCTGACCTCGGCACGCTAATCCACAATAGCCTAGAGACCTATTACACCAACCATGATCTCTGGGACGGCACCACGAAGGTGGCTATGCCTGATGGTCGTGAGGTTCCGATCCGCGAGTTCGTTTTGCCAGCCGTAATCGAGGTGGATAAGCTGGGCATTGCCGACAAAGTATGCGAGTCGGTTGTGGTCAATCCTGAGCTTGGCTATGCCGGTACGGTGGACATTCACGGCAATCGTCTGGCCGACCCATCAGGCAACAAGCAGCTTGTGGTGGCGGACTTCAAGTCCAAGCGCACCAAACCGGGACAGGTGGTGGAGCCTATCGAAACCCATCCCATCCAGATCGCTGCGTACATCGGCGCACTCACGCCAGCATGGTCGATGTATTTCAACGCTGAGGGGTACAACATCTACATCAGCACCACCGAGATTGGGCGTGTGGATGTAGTGCATTACGATACGGACACGATTAGTCGGAGTCAGCGAATCTTTGAGCATTTGCTTGCTCTTTGGCGGTGGAGGTATTTCGATCCGCGTCAGGTCTAACTTTCCTGCTACTGCTGAAGAACGACTCCATGTCGGGGTAGAGAAACATCTGCCTAGGCAGACTGTGGCAACGGGGGGAGCGCATCCGAACAACGCTCACCATAAAAACATGAAGACAGATACACCGATTGAAACACGTTACACTCATGACTTCCCGAGCCACTATCGGGCGGTCATTCACAAGTTGGAGACAGAATTGGCCGTTGCGCGGCACGCACTCAGCCAGATCGCTGACACCTACCTTGAGGTGGATGATGGCGCGGCTGCTCATCGCATGAGGTCCATCGCTCGCGCACGCTTTCACAACCATGACGAAGGGGGTGCGCTGTGAGTGATACGCCACAAACCGATGAGCGGACTTATTCAGCAGACTGTTTAGGTAAGACGTTAGTCGTAAACGCTGATTGGGCTCAACTCCTCGAACGCGAGAACGCCGCGCTCGCTACTATGGTGGATATCCTACGCACTACCCTTTGGGGGACTGAGTTTGAGCTAGAGAAGACGCGGAAAGAGATTGATGCGCTGCGAGCGGACAAGGAGCGGCTCGACTTGCTTACATCCCGCTACTGGGCAGTACCTGTGACCAAAGAGTACACAGACCATATCTGGATGATCGATCATGATACGCCAGACCTACGCGCCGCAATCGACGCCCGTGCCAAGGAGGCTAAGCAATGAACCACGAACAAGTGTTTATCGGCTCATGCTTGCTTGAGCCTACCCTCATCGACACCGCCGTAGCTCAGGGGCTGAAGGCTGATGCGTTCAGCAGCAACGACCGCAAGGCCATCTGGCTCCAGCTACTAGAGAACCGCACCAACTCCCGGCTCACCGATATGCAGTCCATCTTCCTTGAGATGGGCAACGCTTGCCCAGCCGAGGAACTGCTTGCCTGTGAAGCCTCTGCACCCACCCAGACCCACGGCAAGAAGGCTCTCAAAGCCACGTTGGAGGCGGCAATCATCAGCGATCTACGCCCTGCCCTGCGGGATGCATTGTCGATGATTGATGACAAGGAGAGTTATACGAAGATCAAGGAAGCTATCGAAGGACTACCCAACCACCTCAAGCCAGAGGAACGGACAGAGGTGAGCCTTCCCGAGACTGTGGACGAGGCTATGTCGTGGATCGCCGGACAGATTAGCGGCAACACGGCTAATGAGAAGGTGGTGGTTACAGGTCTGCCGCGCTTTGACGACTCAGCCGGGGCGATTGGGATGCACGAATACGTCATCGTTGGTGCTCGTACCAGTACAGGTAAGTCCTCGTTCATGACCCAGCTTGCCGCGCACAACTTGTATCGCGGTCTTAAGGTGGCCTACTTCACCTTAGAAACCTCGGCCAAGGCTGTCCTCCTACAGATGGGGGCGCAGCGTGCCGGGGTCAATCTTCGTAGGCTCTCGATGGAGTTTACGAACAAGCAGGAGATGCTGAAGAAGGAGGTGGAGAAGCTGCGCAATATGCCGCTGCTGGTGTACGAGCGGGATTTGTCGCTCGACCAGATTGAGGCTCGCTGCCGTCTCTTGGCCTCAACATGGAAGCCCGACCTCGTTGTCATCGACTACCTCGGCTTGATTCGCGTCAACGCAGACGGTGCTTACGAGCGGATGACCAAGTTGAGCAAGAGCATGATTCCGCTGAAGAAGGCACTCGGCTGCACCCTGATCGTCGCCGCCCAGCTTAACCGTGGCAACGAACGGGAGGATCGTCCACCTAGCCGCACAGACTTCCGCGACACAGGTTCCATCGAAGAGGACGCCCACCGTGTGCTGGCCCTGCATCGCCCTAGCAAGGACGAGTCGGGTCAGCTTCAAGGCTATGATCGGACGGAGTACCTTCAAGAACTCTACCAACTCAAGAACCGCGATGGTAGCCTAGCGCAGACACGCTTGACTTTCTTCGCACCACACACCAAATTCGTTGAGAGGACATAAACATGAACGATAAAGAATTACTGGATCTCTACCGTGAAGTCGCTGCGTTGCGGAAGCAACTGGCCGAAGCCGAGGGGAGGGAGCAAGCGTTACAAAATAACATCGAGAACGCATTAGACTACCTCTACTCTTCTATGGTAGCTTCCAACGAGCACATTGATGAAATCACCTGTCGGCTGCGCGGAGAATGAAACGCACTCCTCTCAAGCGGGTGAGCAGCAAGCGCAGCAAGGAGCTACGGGAATACGCCAAGCTCCGTAAAGCCTACCTTGAGGCTCACCCCTACTGCGAAGTGTACATGGCCGAACTCGGCGTTAAATACAAAGGAAAGCCCCTCGATATGCCTTTAGCGACGGACATCCACCATCGCAAAGGCCGCTGGGGAGGCCGACTAAACGACACAGAATACTGGCTCGCCGTATGCCGAGCCGCACACGACAGAATCCACAGATACCCGCAATGGGCATACGAGCGCGGGTACATGCTTCCACGATGAACACTATTCAAGACAACTATCTTCGCATCCTTGCCGCTGGTCAGGACGATGTCCTTTCCTCCCTCGAAACGGGGAATCCCAAGGACTTCTTCGCTGCCCTTGAGCGGCATAAGGCTCTCACCGAGAGCGTTAAAAACGGAGTCGATGCCTATATGCATCTTACCTATGAGAATGACGGTTCGGGAATTTGATATAGGAACCTACATCGTTTCCTCCGAGACAGTAGACCAGAAAGAATATCTGGTGGACATTAATGCTTATGCAGGCAACGGAGAGTGTAGCTGTGAAGACTTCACCTACAACAAACGAAAGATCATTGAGGCAACTGGAGTCATTGTAAAATTCCGAGAGCCGGAAACCACACGTTGCAAACATATCCATGAGTGTTTAACAGAGTTTGCCGACACCGTATTGAACCGAGTACACGGACGCGCCTAACAATGGAACCAACAGTAACAATTTCACTTACTCAGTTTGAAGAATTAACTCGCGACAAAAAGGTCTTGGACTGGCTGGAGCGGAATGTTGACACAATGTTCTTCAAAATTTACGGCGACAAGGACGTAAAGATTCTAGACATCAGAGAAAGCACGATGGCTCAAATTGAGCGAATGAACGGACGTGCCTAATGTACCTAGTAGTTATCCTATGCCTTTGCCTAGTTGTTCCACTAGTTGTTGAACTAGTGTGGAGGCTTATGGAATAATGCCTAAGCCTCCAAAGACTCGCTGCTCAGGGACATGGACAGAGGCTCGCTATTGGGGCTTCATCCGCTCTGCCCTGCGCCGAGCCTTCACCCGCTACCCCGTCAACTACCACGTTCGCAACGCAGCTAAACGCCCCTACAAGGGACCGAACAAGCTACAGAAGAACGAGTTCCAATGCGGTGTGTGCAAGGAGTGGTTCATTCAGAAGTCCACTCAGGTACATCACCTTGTAGAATGTGGCTCCCTCAAGAGCTACTCAGACCTCCCCGGCTTCGTTGAACGCCTGTTCTGCGAAGCCAACAATTTACAGGTCGTTTGCAAGACCTGCCACAACAACATAACACACAAAGAAGATGCTAAACCTAAACGAGAAAGACGACCAAAAGCGAGCCGAGTGGATGGAAAAGCACGTCAATGTCATTGATATGTACATTGGCGAACCTGATCTGGACAAGCCAATGGGTGACCCTACAGCCAAGGTGCTTTACAAGATCCACTACACCTACGGTAATCAGAATCACACAATCGTGTGCGATCATTCGTCGATAAGGGACGCCGTTGATCGGGCCATGGAAACTACGCAAGGAGGTGCGACGTGAGTCCTTTACAGCAGCAGCAGTATGAACTTTTTCTCTCAATGGGGTGGGAATATTCACACACAGAAGCCAATGGCGACATCGTTGTGAAACATTGGACTCGCGGCTCACGATTAACCAATTCACATATCATCAAAGCTGACAGTGACGCCACGAAAAAGGAAGGAGGTGCGACGTGAGCACACCAATCAGCTCCGGGTCGCCCGACTGGCTGCGGACTATGGCAGACTGTAATTGTCGTTGCGTATATTACGACGACGCTGTGGGACTTGAGGCTGCGGCGGACAGGATTGACCAGCTAGAACGCGAAAACGCCGCGCTGCGAGTGCAATTAGAAGACATGACCGATCAGTTCTTCGCCGTGTCTCAGGAAAACTCCGCGCTGCGGAAGGACAAGGAGCGGTACGAGTGGCTTAAAGACGGTAAAGGTTCGCATTGGGCTTACAATTACCTTCGTGATAACTTCCGCATCAATGATGACGCCATCGACGCCGCACGCAACGAAGGAGGTGCGTCGTGAGTTGGATTGATCCGAATAACCAGTTGGATCGAGGAGCACCTGTTTTCAAAGCGGTAAGACAAGATGAACTTATCGACCTACAGAAAGACAGAAAAAGGTTAGACTGGCTTAGTAGCTACGCAAGCTCTCACCGTTATCCGTGGGGTGTGGCATGGGGCTTTCCTGCACCAAGCCATTCTCAAGATCTTAGGGAAGCTATCGACAAAACTATGGAGAACACCAAATGAGCACACAAAACCCCATTGGATCAGCCATCGTCGATGAGATGCTGGCTAAGTACCCCGATCTTCCGAGCGCACAATTGGCGCGGATGATTTACAAGGAGAACCCAACTGTTTTCACCAACCAAGAGGCTGTGCGTAATGCCATCCGCTATCGCCGTGGAGCAACAGGGAAAGCCCACAGGGAAAAGGTTAACTTAGAAGCCCCAACCACCCCCGTGCGCACCATTCCCAAGTCTTGCGTTCGTGAGTGGTCTCCATTCATCATGGATGGAGTGAGTAAAGTGGCTATCCTCTCGGACATCCATGTCCCCTACCACACGGAGGAAGCCATTGAGTGCGCGGTGAAGCGTGCTAAGAAGCAGGAGGTGGACGGGATCATCCTCAACGGCGACACCATCGACTGCCACTCCCTGTCCACGTTCGTGCGTGACCCCCGCGCTCGCAACTTCAAACAGGAGCGGGATACGGCCAACGAGTTACTAGCCTACCTTCGTGAGCGGTTCCCCAATGCTCGCATAGTGTGGCGCGACGGCAATCATGAGGATAGGTACAAGACATACATGATGACGAAGGCCCCCGAGATCTTTCATCTGAATGAGTTCGCGCTGGAAAACCTTTTAGACTTTGACGAACACGGCATCGAGTACGTCACCGACAAGCGCATCATTATGCTGGGTGACTTGCCCGTGATGCATGGGCATGAGTTCCACAAGGGCTTCGCGCCCCCGGTGAATCCTGCTCGCGGAGCCTACCTCAAGGCCAAGCAGAGCGTCATCGTCGGCCACCATCACCGCACGTCAGAACACACAGAAACGGCCCTAGATGGGACGATGACCACCACTTGGAGCGTAGGGTGCCTCTCGGACCTACACCCCGCTTATAGCCCATACAACAGCTACAACCACGGGTCAGCCATCGTCACCCTAGACGGCAGCTATTACGAGGTGGCTAACTACCGTATCGTTAATGGCCGCGCCCTAAACTAACGGGGCGGGTTCATCAACAGGTTAAGCTGCGCGTTAACCACAGGAGTAATCACTCGCTTCTTGCGCAGATCTTCCAAGTAGGCAGTACGCATCAGGTCATCTGGTAGCGTCTGCATCTTCTGGAAGATGAAGCGAGCACGGTCTCCATCAGCCTCATCCTGAGACAACAACAGCTTGTCCACTTCGCTGATATTCAACGCCTTGTTGCGTAGGTCTTGGCGATAGCGGTTGATTAGATTTCGGCCAATGGTTGGGTTCTCGCGAGCAGCCTTCTCTACAGCAGCTTTACGTTGATTCTCTGGTAGGCTTTCAATCTTCTCGTAGATAACGCGAGTGGGATTCTGTTCTTCCACAGCAGGAGGAACATACACTCCAGTAATTGCGCCAAGGGCAACAGAGCTTGGAATCCGGCCAGCCTTCATTAGCTCAACCAAGTCATCGTCTTCTAGCCCAATGGCCCTGCCATCAGCTACTAGTTCAGCAGCACGATTAAACGTGTTCTGATAACGCCGTTCAAAAGTGTTATAGACATCTTGAGCATCTTGCTCAGTTAGAGCACGTCGCTTGGCAGATGCATAGGACATCTGATCCTCAGATAGATTGCGGCTAATTACAGATGCATTCAGCCGCATACGGTCGCCAATCTTAATGGTCTTCTCGCGAATACCAGCAAGGTTCTCTAGCATGATTTCCTTAACTCCGTAGGTATCGCCAGATGGGGTAACAATCTTTTCGCCATTCTTGCTTAGCGCATTAAAGAATTTATTAACTTCGCCCACCGCAAGAGGCATCATAGTTTGATCCAAAAAGTACTGCGAGCGATCAAACGTCTGTCGATAGAGGGGTTCATTCTCGCTAGAGATTGGAAGCCCATATCGATTCTTTCCACTAACCACCTGTGAAAGAGGAGCAAGCAACAGATTGGCACCAAATGCTTGGTTGCCAATGCTGGTCATAAAGTTGCTAAAGGCTTCCTCTGGGTTCTGTCCGCGCATTGCAGCCGACATAGCTTCAATAGCAGCAGAGTGTGGAAGATTGTAATTTAGGTTGGTGTACTTAAACGATCCATCGGCACCGGGGGATGAGATGGACACAAAGCCATTCCTGTCCCAATCGGGCATACGATTGCGTAGAGCCTTATCCTGTTCGGGAGTGAGGTTGGTGTTTGCCGCAACATAGCCAGCACCACCAAGCACAGCAGTCATAGATGCAAGACGCTTAGCACCAGCCAATCGGAGAGCTGCATTATCTGAAGCAAGATCCCTCATCCCCAGTTTATAGGTGTTGTACACCACGCGGAATCGGTCTGCCGTATAGGCAACAAACGGATCTAGGAATCCAATGCTAGAGAAGTCCTTAAGGAATCTCGGCAATGAATCGTAGTCCTGCGTAGTTAGCTTAACGCGCTCTGCCGCTTCCTTAAGCAGGGCTTCTCTGCTTTGATTTGGGAAAGCCTTGGAAAGATCGGCAAACTCACCAGCAAGATTGAATATCTTGGATGCTGTTTCTGGCGTGGAGTAGATTTTACCAAGCTGCTGAATCCCCTTCTTGCCTTTATCCAAAACCTCACCGGGAAGTGCAGAGGCTAATGACTTTTCTCCAGCCTCAAATGCACGCATGAAATCGCCAAATCCTACGTTGGGCGAAACCAGTCCCTCGCGTCTAACAAACTTGAAAAACTCTGTAGCCTCTTTGTTATCAACGGTTCCGTCTGGACGAATCCAGCCTAGGTTGTAACCAGCTACTTGACCAGCACGCTTCCAGTTGTTTGTGCGGAAGAATTCCAAACCATGCCCTTGAGCAAGCGTGTCCATCGCGCCGCCCCAAAGATTTGAGGCATAACCCTTAAGAGAGCCAAGGGTCTTAGGTAGCTTTACCGCAGCAGAGGCTGAAGCAATAATGCCGAAACGCTCAGCCAGTTTGCTGGTCGTTTCGGAGGTCATACTGTTAAACGCCTCGCGAATCTCTGGCGTAGTGTACAACCCCTTAAGCGGATTGTAGTTAGACTGATCCGCCGAAAGCTCAACATCGGGAACCATGCCATCTGCCAATGGGCGAGCATTGGTCCTAAACAAACCAGACTGTAACCCAACAGAACGAATCTGCTTGTTCACTTCGTGAACAGCCTGAGTCTTGGTCATCATGTTGATGGTGTTACTGGCCGCATACACAGGGTCTTTGATTTCCCCAAGTAGCTCTCTAGTAACAGCATCAAGATTCTTGCGTTGCTTAAAAATGTTGGTGTTTACCTTTGACGTATCACCAATGGCAAAAGCAAACGAGTTATCACGATCAAGAAGTTGGCTAGCTTCATTGATGTACTTCTGACGAAGCTCTGGCTCAAACTCGCTCTTCAGCTTATTGTAATACGTTTGAATGTTAAAGGGCTTACCCTCAACAATCTTGTTGCGGCCAATGATGATGTTGTTCGCCATGCGGGTACGCAGGCGTTGCTCAAGGTCTTCGCGAACCTTCGTGTCTACCCACTTGTTAAAGACATCAGCAGATGGCTTCCAGTCGCTATTAATGGCTCGATAGGAGCGACGGATGTACTGACCTAGGTTGTCAGTAATCGTGTTGTATAGGCCAGTTCCAGCCTCAACAACGCCACGATCCTGTAGGGTTTCGCTAAGCGTATCGATGGTTCCACGAACCTGAGAAACAGCATCAGCAACGGGCTTAGGAAGATTGGTGGAATGCGGCCTTCCTTCAAGCACATCAAATGCAATAGATGAGATGCGCTCACGCTCTGTCTTGTCCTTGATGCTACCAAGCGCATCCTTAAGATTGCTGATGGCAACCTCTCCCTCAAAGGCAAGGGCCGACTGTTCGCCAGCAACCCGCTTAATGACAGGCATCAATCTACCCAGCTTAGCCTCTGGAGTTAGTGATACGGCCTTACTGATTCCCTTCTCTGCGCCGCCAACAGCACCACCCATAGCACCACCAAATACGGTGGCGGTAAGAAACTCTTGGGCGGTGGGCAGGCGATTCTGGTCAACAACAGTTTTGGTAATCTCAGCCGCGCCACCAAGAGCAGCACCCTGAGCAGAACGTAGGGCAAGATTGCGAGCCAATGACGTTCCAGCTTTAGCCCCAGTTCCGCCGGGAATAGCAGACAAAAGACCAGTAGCTGCTAGTTCTCCATAGGAAAACTCAGGACGTTCGCCACGCTCAATCTGTCCACGTTGGACAATGGTGTTGCCGCCAAGTCCACCAATGATTCCACCAATAGCGGCACCAATTGGAACTGATGCACCAAAGCTAGCAGGCGCAAGAGCAGCACCAATAGACGCACCCGCCGCCGCACCAGCCAAAGCTCCACCAGTTTCAATGCCTACGTCTGCGGCAATACGCGCAACCGAGGACATCTTGTCGTCCTCTGCCTGTTTAGGCTGGGCAGAGTACTGAGAAAAGATCTCCTCCAGTTCTTTTTCGGTAGGAGGACTATCCCCAGTAAGATCAAGTGTGCGGCCAGTTTTGCTGTCGGTAACCCTGTAGGTGGGCATAGGACATTACTTTACCACCGAAATGCCAAACCTAGAAGCACCAAGTTTAGATGGCGTAGCAGGGGCAGGAACAAACTCAGTTTGCCTCGGGGTAAGCCCAAGCTCAACAGCACGATCACGAACAATGTCTTGAATCATGCGCTTGCGGCGAACACCCGTTACAAGGTCAGCCTCTTCAGAGCCGTATCGATTGTTAAGCTCAACCAGAACCTGACGTTCTTCTTGGCTTAGTCGATCAAGGCCAGCGCGTGCAGCAGCGGAAACAAGCTGGTTGTAAGTAGCTTCATCATAGTACTTTCGCTGGCTAACGCTGATTGGCTTCTGGCCCTCAAAGATCTTAACAGTATCACCAATCCGCATTCCCTCAACATCGCCAAACTTGAAGTGTTCCATGTCTGCGCCAACAGCACGCTTCATTTCTCCAAGTACCTTTGGAGTGATCTGTCCACCCTTCTCAATGTAGCTGGACATGAACTGCTGAAGACGCTCATCTGGCGTTAGAGCAACATCAGACTTTTCTTCGCGTTCCTTAATGGCCACCTCAACATCGCGCCTAAGAACATCAACGCGCTTATCGAACTGAGACAAAGCATTAGCAGCCTTCTCAAGAACAGGATCGCCAGCCTGCTTGGTCAACGGTTGACCAGCAAACTTCTCTGCCGTAGTGGCTCGCTCCTTGAGCTGATTAACTTGGTTGGTCTGAGACTCGGTTGCCGTCTTTAATGCATAAAGCTCATTAGAAACATTGATCCGTTCGGTTGGCGTAAGCGGAACACGTTCAACCTTTGCTGGAGCATTAAAGATAGGCTGAGTGGTGCGAGTTGTTCCATTATCTAGGATGTCCTGCAACTGAGCCAAACGCTCACGCTGCTGTTGCAACGTCATCTCTTGCTGACCAATTACACCCTGAGCACGATCACTTAGATACTCGTACTTCCCGGTGTTCATGTTCTGACCAAGGAATGCAGCCGCTCCAGCGGGAGCTTGATTAACTACAGTTTTGGAGGGAGCCTCTTGCTTGGTTGATCCATACATGAACTCACCAAGTCCAGTAAACTTAGGAGCCTTGCTAGTTACACTAAGTTCTGGGACTTTGGTAACCACCTCCTTGGTCTTTGGAATGGAAGTGAGTGCTTCTCCAAATGCCTTGCTGCTTGCTGCTTCTTGCTGAGCCTGATTGATTTGCAACGTGCGAAGAGTGCGAGCAGGAGCTTCGTCGATGTTCTTAATCAACGACTCAATCTCAGCGATCTTCACCTTTAGAGCAGGGGTCTTAGCATCGCCCATGTTCTTGAATGAATTGATCTGCTCCTCAGTAATAAGTGGCTTGTCACCGTAGACCTGAGGATTCTGAGCAGCCTCTAGACGCTTACGCTCAAGCTCGGCAACCTTAGACTCAAACAGGGATGAGTAGGTATCGCGCTCCTCCTTCTTTTTTTGATATTCCTCAATGGCACCACCAATGCCCTTGCCAAGCCCAGCAATGCCCTGACCAATAGCCTGACTACCAGCAAGGGAACCTTGGAGGTAGGGCGTGTAGTTGATCGCGCCGAGGCTTGCGTTGATGTTTGAACCGAAGCGTGCCATAAATTAGAGGGTCTTGATGCGGCTATCCATCCACTTGCGGATGAGGTTCTTGATGCGCGGTTTGTCACTAATCCACTCAGCAAAGCGTTCACCGTACATCTCGTAGAGTTCAACAAACCAGTTGGGAGCCTTAGTGTACAGCCATTCGCGGAAGGCAAGCCACTTGGGGTTGTGGTTGCCATACACCTCGCGAGCAACCCAGCAGCCAAGCAGACTACCAATGCCTTGAAAGATGCCAGCGGTACGCGCACCCTGAGCACCAGCACGCGCACCGTAGGTATTAGCCAAGTAGTTATTAAGGTTGGCGTTCTGCTGGAGGGCGAGGTTAACACCAGCGTCAGGACTAAACACCTGACCACCCATCGTGTTCATCATGTTGGCAGCAAGACCCTGTTGGCCCTGACCAACCCCCAGCGCACCAGACGGACGACCCAGCACAACACTCATGGGGTCAAAGGCTGCACCGTACATTCCAACAAGCTGATTCTGGAAGGCGCGATTAGCAGCCAACTCTCCCTGCTGCGCCTGACCCAGCATAGCAAGATTAGCAATACCCTGCTGCTGTTGAGTAGCTTGAAACGCACGATTAGCCATTGCAGCGTTTGTAAGCTGCTCCGCGTTAAACATACCAAACTGGTTCTGCGCGTTTTGATTAGCCAGCGCAGTACGCATAGCAATATCCTGATTAGCTAATATTCCCTGATTGCCAGCTTGCGCTCCAAACTGCGCGGCTTGATTTTGGGCTGCAATGTTAGCCAAAATCATCTGCTGCTGGGCCTGCTGGTTGGCAGCAGCCTGCTGGAGATACGCCTGCTGGTTAGCCAGCGTACCCTGATTTGCAGCACTCGCACCAAATTGAGCAGCCTCCTGAGCGGCTTGCATATTAGCCAAACCAAACTGGTTGGCTGCCGACTGGTTGGACAACCCATACTGACCAAGCAAAGCCTGATTGGCTAGGTTGGCCTGCATCTGTGCCTGTTGGTTAGCGAGAGCAAACTGTGCAGCCTGCTGGGCGTTGAACTGCCCAGCCTGCATTCCGGCCTGCTGATTAGCTAGGGCAAAGCGAGCGGCTTGTTCGGCGTTAGCCATAGCCGCAGCGTTCTGCGCACCCGCACCAAACTGCGCTGCCTGATTGCCAGCAGCCATGTTAGCCAAGTTGGTCTGGGAGAGAACCCCCTGATTAGCCAAAGCAAACTGCGCTGCACGGTCAGCGTTTGCCATAGCAGCAGCATTCTGAGCCGAAGCACCAAACTGACTAGCTTGGTTGAACGCAGCCATGTTTGCCGTACCAGCTTGCATTTGAGCCTGCTGATTCGCCATTGCAAACTGGGCGGCCTGCTGAGCATTAGCTAATGCCGCAGCATTTTGTGCGCCTGCTCCAAACTGAGCAGCTTCATTTCTGGCTCCAGCGGTAAAACGAAATGCTTCGTTTGCAGCATTGGCTCCAAATTGAGCCGCCTGATTCATGGCAGCTTGATCTGCCAAATTAAGCTGTAAATTTGCGCCTTGGTTGGCCTGAGCAGCCTGCAAGTTAGCTGCTTGGTTGGCTTGCTGACGGCCCAAGTCCTGACCATACACGCCCGTAGAAAACCCACGGGAAGCATTAAGATCGGCAAGATAAGCCTGATTGAGAGCAGAAGCCTGCTGAATGTCCTGAGCCTGACGTTCACGCACGGCACTTGCACGGGACATGGCTTCAGCAGCAATAGCCTGATTGCTCATCTCTAGGCCACGGGAGGCAAAGGCTTCACGGGTGGCTTGCTGGGCATTACGAAGCTCCTCAGGCGACAGTTGGCCCGTAGATGTAGCCATCTGAGCCGCACGCTGGCGGAAAGTCTCAGAGGCAGACGTAGGCCCAGCCTGCAAAGCCTGTGAGTACAACGCCTGACCAAGTTGACCTTGTTCAACCTGTTGAGCAGTAATATCAGAAACGCGACCAGCCCGCTCTGCTGCGTATCGTTCAGCCCCGTAACCCTGAGCTTGATAACCCTGAGCAGCTACTTGTGGCGCGGCACCAAGAAGAGCCGCCTGCATCTGCTGAGCCTGATAGCCCTGCTGCTGTACGGTAGGAGCAGCCCCAAGAGTCGGAGCAGCAGCACGTTCAGCCTGATAACCCTGCTGCTGCACCATCGGCACAGCCCCAGCAGACAAGGCTTCCATGGTGGGCGCACCACCCAACAGGGTAGCTTGAACTTGCGGAGCGGCACCCGCCATTGTAGCCTGACCTTGAACTGCTTGAAAGCCCTGCAAAGACACAGGCTGGGCAGCCGCTTGTTCAACAGCAGTACCCGTAGTAGCCCCATAACCTTGGAGGTTTGCTTGTGGGACTCCACCAACCAAAGAGGCTTCAGCGGAGGTAGGCGTTACGTCTCCAAAGATCCGCGTATTGGACATCGCGGTTTGAAGATCCTTATAGAAATCGGTCGGCCCACCCATCTCCCCAGCCCTTTTGAGGGCCGCAAACATCTCTGGATTGGCATTCTCAATAGCCGAGCGATAGCCAGCACTTTGACTCTGGAGTGCGCGAATGTCTGCATCACGCTGAAGACGATCAGCCGTTTCCTGAGCCTTAACAAGATCCGGTGCAACCTGACTGAGAATGTCAATAGCACCAGCTTGTCCCGGCTGTCCATCTTTGCCGGGAACACCACGCAAATACTGCTCCATCTCTTGCAGATTGAGCTGCGTGTACTGCGGGCGGAACTGCTGTTCTGCGCCAAGCAGCTTGTTCTGCAAGGCCGGATCGGCCATTGCGTTGATGTAATCAAGTGCCGACTTACCCGGATCAACAGGAGCGGGCGGCGGGGGAGCGGCTGAAATTCTAGTAGAACCCATGATGTTTAATTAAGTAAACGTGCAAGCCTTTCAAAGGCACTTGTATTGTACACCCTTAGTCTACCACTTTTATCTCTATTCCTGCGCCATGCTATGTATGGTAGCTTAATGGGGGCTTGGTCGCAAAACCATGCTACGCAGTCTTTACCAACAGCGCAATGCACAAACCAACAGTCTGGGTTAGGCGGATTCAATACGCCCTCACCAAGATTCAGTTGAATAGCTCTGCCCATAAGCAGCTTATCTGGCAGACTGATGACAACCCCATGCTCAAGGTAGAACACTAGGTTCTGCTCAAAGCTTTCCCCGGCCTCAAGGGCAATCCTCTTGGCCTCGTAAATGGGCTTCATTAAGAAGCTTCTGTCACAGAGCGGAACGCTTGAGAAGCCTCAAGTTTTACCATTCGCAGTTTGGGTCGGCCCTTGGTTGGCACGAACTTCATCTGAATCCCGTAGGCGCGGATATTGCCAATGCGGCCACGGACAGAGCTATCCTCGCCAATGGGTAGGTCGGCACCAAGACTCTCAGCTAGAGAGTACATCTCGGCCTCCTTATCGATGTTCTCCGAAATCATAGTGATGTCGGCATCGCTAGGCTCAAACTCAGAGCTTTCGACATGAACCTCGTAAGAGTTGAAGCTCTTACGCCCAACGTCGCCAAAGACATACTGGCGTGTAGTTACCTCAGACTCAATAGGAAACGGAATCGAGTTGTTGCCGGGACGGGTGTAGATGTAGTCGAAGGCATCGGGGCGTTCGTCAATGACGTGGACACCGCCAAAGCTATTCACGGCGTACAGCTTGTTGATGCCGCCAGCCCCAGAGACGATGAGGTTGCTGATATCCCAGCCGGAGTTGTCGATGATGTCCAGACTCTCCCAGCCCTCGTTCAACAGGTTGTACACCAGAATCGCGTTGTTGCGAGTGCTGTTGTCTAGCGGTACTGCAATCCAGTAGCGATTGTCGTGGTAGATGGCTACTGCGTTGTGGGCGTAGTCTGGGTTGATCCGCTTGATTAGCGGGTTGATGGGGTCAGACAATGGCAGTCCTGCACCGCGCAGATTGTACAAGTCCTCAAACTGGGTGGCGTAGATGCCGTTGTCGGACAGGAAGAACAGCTTGTTGCCGATGGTAACAACGCTCTTCGGCGCCACCAACCCAGCCTCACGGGTGATCTCCTTCAGAGAAATGTCCGCAATAGACCCGCTCAGCCCGAGCATTAGATGGATCGAATTGCGGTTGAAGATAACAGCGTTATCCTCAGTAAATGGGTGAACATACTGGAGATAGTCAGCAACCCCAGCCGTAACCTTTAGCTGGTTGAGGATGCGGTCATAGGTGTCCGAGTCGAAGATGTCGGACAGCAGGATCTCGTCTCGCACGTTGCGGCTGGTGATGGTCTCGCTGCCGCTGCTGCCCGTGGTCGTGTAGAAGTAGGGGACGATGAGCCGCCGCTGGTGATACACACCCCATGCAGGCGCAGGCATATGCGTGAAGCCAAGCTGGGACGGCTGCTTCTTGGCGTACACAACAGACGTAGAGGCCGCATCTGGCAGTTCTGCGTAGAAGGTAAAGCTGCCTGTGCCGGGAACTGTGGCTACAACGTAGCCTTCGCCACCCTCAACCAAAGCCGTACTGCCGTTATCAACGACGTACACGCGATCACCAATGAATAGCCCATGGCTGCTTTGCGTCACCGTAACGACACCATCCGCAATGGCCGTGTTATTTGATGCATCCAAGTAGGTGGTTGCGCCGTAGTCTCCATTAGCCACCTTCGTGAAGGAAGGACTGCCGCTAAAGCTGCCATTCCATTGAAGAGCCGTCTGCCCGTCGCGAAAGATGAACACCTTGTTAAAGGCTTGCAGCATATTCACCGACGTAGCGATGGACACACCAGCAGGGTAGGCAATCGTAGTCGTTGCCTTAGTGCTCATGTTAATCGCAATAGCGTTATCAAACAGAGCCAAGATGATGTACTCAGTATTGCTGGTGGACGGGTCGGAGAACAGGCAGGAGCCAAATGCGCCGTTCTTGGACGCCGTACCAACAATCGCGCCGCCAGCCTTAGAGGTGCCACTTACCGAGTAGGTCTCGCTGCCAGTAGCTCCCGTAATCTGATAGGTGAAGGTAGTGTTACCAGTAACTGTGATGGTCTGGTTGCCGTTGGGGTTCACCGTGCCGGGACCAACATCCACAATCGCTACGGCATAGGAGGATGAAAAGCCGTGATTGCCAGAGGTGGTGATAGTCACCGTAGCTCCACTACGGGTAGCAGAGGCAATAACCACTTGCGGCCAAAGGTAGAACGGAAGGCTAAGAGCCTCGTCAACAGAGCCAATCGTGGGGCCAAACGTGTCCACGCCGGGACGGGTCTGCCACGTTCCATCCACGTTCATCCGTCCATTGACGGACATGGAAAGTTCGCCTGACTTCAGTTGGTCAGGACGAAGGCGATTGCCAAAGCGGGAGAAGCCGATGTCGGCTTCCTCCGTGATGGGCGTATCTCGGCCACTAAAGCTGCTGTAACGTGCCATAAATTGATCCCTAACCAGCGGTTAAGGTCGATCTATGATACCTTACGCCGCTTGAAATCTACACCCTTGATGGTGCCTTTGTTGCGGGAAGCGTAAAACACCTGTTCGCCGCGCTTCTTCCCGTACTCCTTAGTCATCGCAGCTTTGATCTTCTTACCCTTCTTGGTGAGTGGCATGGTTATCGGTAGTTAGAGGTTTTCTTGGCAATCTTCTTGGGCTGCTTAACAAACTGCTTCCCAGCCTTCACGCCCTTACGCTTAGCCCTGTTGGTGGCGGCGCGTTCAGCGGGACTAAGAGCCTCCCATGCAGCCTTGGGCAGATAGCGTTCGCCAGTTTTGAGGCTAGGCTTGCCGGATAGGGTGCGCCACTCCTGACGGGTCCAATTGGCTAGGCTGCGTTGTTGGGGTTTCATTTGGCAGTTTTGTAACCTCCACCCTTCTTCTTGTACTTAAGGGCTAGAAGCTGTGCCTTCCTCGCGGACCATTGCCCCGGCTTGCCACCTTTGCCGCCAGCCTTAATCGACTCAAAGAGACGCTTCCTCATACCGGGCTTTGTGTAAACCCCGGCTGAGTTAACTGTTGAGCGGCGTTTCACTTGCAGGGCTTACGCTTGCCCATTTCGCACTTACGTTTTCCACAGTTCATTTTATTGCCCTCCTTGTATTCCATCATGTCCTCCGCAGCTTCGATGGCCTCGTCAGCCTCCTTCATGCGGCGGTAGAGCATACGCTCTTGGTTCTTGTAACGACGTTCGTTGCGGTCTTTCATGGTTAGCAGTCCCAAGCACGCCGACTCCAATAGTTGGCGGAAAGTTTATTAGTCTTGCCCTTGATGCCCCCAGACCGAGCGCAATAGCTCTTCTTGCGGGAGGGCTGGTTCTTCTTGATGGTCATATTCGCATCTCCAAAACGGACGATGCGCTCCTGCCCATTCTGGCAGGCTTTGACCACAAACTTCTTCCCGCCCTGCACATCACGGCGCGGGACGTTGCATTTCATAGCCTTCTTATTCATCGCGCTTAAGCAGCTTGATTAGCTTTGCAAGAGTGTAGGCAATAGACACCAAGACCAGAATGAAGGCGGCGATTTCATTCACTTGGGTAAGTGTAATCGTCCCCAAGGAACCTCCTACGGTAACGGCGAATACTTTCACGATGTCGTTATCGAAGATCATTTGCGAATAAGGCTAGTCATCCGGCTACCAAACCACCAAGCCACGGCGGTTCCGGCCAACATCATAAAGCTCTGGATAGCTTCGACCTTTAGGTATTGGTCTTCAATCAGGAAGAAGCTGATGAAGGAGCCAAGTACCAAACCAATAGTCAGGAAGGGGCGGGTGACAGCGCGGACGTTAGCTGCCCACGGAGACACCTTCTCGGTCATGTCGGCAGCAGATGCGGACTGTGACGCCGCAAATGCGTTCCAAGCGGCTAGGGCTTCAGCACTAGCAGCTTGCTTGTCCAGCATATCTAGCGCAAACTTGTTGTCCTGCCGCTTTTCCCAAATGCGGAGAGCACTCGTAGCCAAAGATCCAAAGAGGCCAAACAAACCTCCGGTTCCGGCAT